GCAAGTAAATAATGATTTTACCTACAATGGCGAAAGCGTAGAAGAACTCGAAGGTAAATTGTCGCAAGATGGAAAACTTGCAGTGTGGAAATGGGAACTTCCAAAGGAAAACAAACCAGCGCAACCAAGCGGAGATCTTGAAACACAACCAGTGGCTACGGCTACACCACAACCTCTAATTTAGAAAGGTTGGTGAGTGGTTGAGTTTGTCAGATCTAATCGCACATCTCGCTCCGACAATCGGGGTTGTGGCCACAGGCTGGTTTGGGTTAAAAGCGAGCAAATCTGCTAACTTAAACAAAGAACAGTTTAATGAGTTAAAAGACGAATTAAGCACAATCCAGAAGTCAGTCGAGACCGTTCAAGCGGTGGGTGAGGATAATAATAAGAAAATTGATGAAGTGAATGACAAGTTAGCGGTACATGATGAAGCGCATCTAGTCACAATGTACTTGAGGCTAGAGCGTGACATCTCTACGGCTATCGAGCGTGGATATACCACGGTACATGAGTCTGATATCATTCACAAGATGCACAAGAGCTACAAGAAATTGGGTGGCAATGGCTACATTGATGCCCTATATAAAAAATACAACAATTTAGAAGTGAGGAAGTAATATGAACAAGATTAACTGGTCAGTACGACTTAAAAACAAGAACTTTTGGCTTGCTTTAGTGCCAGCTTTGGCTTTGCTATTCCAAGCATTCGCTGACATCTTTGGGATCAAGCTAGAATTTGGGCAAACCATTGATAAAATCCTAGTATTCGTCAATGTACTGTTTGCATTCTTCGTTTTGGTCGGAGTGGTCAATGACCCTACAACCGCTGGCCTTGGCGATAGTAACCGAGCATTAGGCTATGAAGAACCTAACCAAGATTAATAAAAGGAGGCGGTCTTTTGACTACTCAAAGACAATTACTAGATACGCTAAACAGCGTAGTCAATCAGCGTCTAACTGTCCCCACAAATCCGTACGGTGGTCAATGTGTCGCTGCGGTTGATAACATCCTACAGTATCAAGGATTGTACAACCTCAATTTCAGCTATTTAAACGCTATAGACGCTCTGGACAGATCTTCTATTTTAGGACTTAAGGTTACATATTTCAACGGCTCTAATAACCCTCCCGTCGGTTCTGTATTCGTTTCTGACTGCTCCCCATATCATCAGTTTGGGCATATTGGCTTTGTAGTGGCAGAACACGCAGATGGAACGATTACAACCATTGAGCAGAACATAGACGGTAATGCTGATGCTTTGTACAATGGCGGATGGGTTCGCAGAGTCCGTAGAAACTTATCAAGTGACGGAACGTTTAGTTATATTGATTGGAATGCGCCAAGTCAGCGCATGATCGGTTGGTTTGAGTTGCCATTTACACCAGAGCCAACAGCACCACAACAACAAGAAAACACAGAGAAAAGAGGAAAAGAAACAATGTTAGTTATGCGAAGTCATTCAGGAAAACAAGGATATTTTGGAGTCGTAGGAGATACAGTATTTGGTATCGGGCATATCGAAACAGTACAAAGCCTAATTAATGCAGGCGCTGCAGAAATCAGCATCCATGATGACGACTTCAACCGAATCGTTGGTCAACTCAATAGCGACTTGAAGATCCTTGGAAGCATTGAAAAAAATACCAACTCATAATTTATTATTGTTAAGGAGGTAGAAAATTGAGATTAAACTCTACCAATCTAAAGCAATTTGAAGGTGGCGCTATTGTTAAACAAGGGGATAGCGCCTCTTTGTTTGGCTATGAGCTACTGGACGAAAACATGCGTCCAATTAGTGATCTAAATGGCAAAAATGCCACAATCAGGATCTTTAATCAAAAAGGCAAGGCCACATTTGAAAGTACAGTGGACAAATCCAAAGTTACTTTTAAAATCGAAAAGGCATTGCCGATTGGTTCATATCTCGTTGAAGTCGTTTGTGATGGGTATATCTTTCCAAGCGATCGAAGCACTAGGCTTGAAGTCACGAAATCTGCAGAAGAATTTACAACAGAGGAAATCTTAACACTCATGAAGAATGATGTTAAAGCTGAAATCGACAAGTATATCGCAGCACATCCAAATGGGCCAAACACAGAAGAATTGCCAGATTTGACTACACTATACAATCTTGCGAAAATTTAGAAAGGACATATAAATGACTTTAAACACAGAAAAATTAACACAATTCGCCCAAGCCGTCGGAGCTGACGTAAAAGAGATTAAAACCACGCTTGCAAACAAGGCTGACAAGTCCGAGATCGGACAAGGTGGGATCACACAGCAACAACTGGACACGGCTATCCAAGGGGTCAAAACGGCAATCCTTGGTGAAGGTGTACCAGAAGAGCTGGATACGCTCAAAGAAATCGCCGAAAAAATCCAAGCTGGCGGAAGCTCAGATAGCGCGATTGTGTCAAAAATGACGGAACTCGGCCAGAAATTTACTGATTTAGAAAATACTGACTTTGTGCAAATTTACACCACAGCTAAAAATACCCTCTAAGGAGGTAGCGAATGGATAAATTGAAAAAAGCTATAGAAGCTATTGGGTATGACATCAGAAATATCCAAAATAGTCAAAACGGCTTATTACCACGAACAAGAGCTTACGAGCTGTTTCCAACCTACGCTACGTTACAATCTCAAATGACCACCAACATCAAAGAGAAACACCTTGAATTAGGTCTGGACGCTTTGATCGATGATAAGTTAAAAAACGGCGGTGATCCATTCGTCACACGCTCAAAATTGCCAACGGTTGATACTAGCACGCTTGCTACCAAGAACGATTTGGAAGAGCTGAAACGATCAGTCGGATCTGGAACTGGCACAAGCACAGAGCTAAAAGGCCAAGGCTTCCCGTATGCTCTAAATGCAGATATTGGTACAATATATACCGATACAACGGCTAAAAACGGAGCGGTGAAGTGGATCAAGAAAACCGCTGGAACTGGCTCTAACGCTTGGTCTGTATTGTTTGGCGATGTCAAACACAAGCCAAGAATTTCATCGAGTCAAAACAACGCTTACGTAGAATTCAGACGTATAAACTCTACGGTTGAAATCGGCTTCGGTGGCCTTTCTTGGGGTTGGTTTGGAATCGTGAGACGAGGTGCGCCCAGCTACATTCCTCAAGGGTCAGACCGTGAGCGTAACGTGGTGATCTTAAACGTCGGCGGTATACCCGTCGGATTTCGTGCTACAAGCTCAAAACTTGGTATTATGACAAATGACAAGGGGAAACGTTTGGGAACTTTTTATTTAGGTGGGCCGGGTG